GTCATTCTCTTGTATGGCAAAGGAAAGGCTCAAGGCCGTAATCTATTTACGACTCGGCTACCGTTTCGATTGTTATACAAATTGAAATTCAGGTATCCTGTCCTCAATCTGCATTACCTTTTTCAGGTGTTTCATTACAGCTACTGTCGTTACAATTTCGCCATAGGCTTCTGCACCTTCACAGTAATAGGCGTTCACTGCTAACCTAGCTTGCTGCTGTGCCTCATCGTAATACCTGCTATTAGTGTACTGCTGACAGTCGTATGCCAGTGCCTGTATGTTTTCTAAATGTCTATGTATTATTTCTGTAGTCATGATGTTTATTTTAGTTGGTTAACATTTAATTTCCTTACCAGTTTCTAGGTCAAAAATTGCAATCTGTTCTCTATCCTGCCCTACTGAGACAGCCTGCCTAAGTGTATAGTCATCTTTAGATAGAAGTTCTGCAACGTCTAGGTAGTATTTGCCTTCATGCTCCCATCCACCTAGTACAAATTTATTCATCATAAGAAGGTCTAGGTGAAGGTCAACATACTTACGTATATCCAGTAGGCTAGGTAGCCCGTCAAACACCTTCTCAGTGTCCTTAGCTACGGCTACTGAATAGTTATCAGTGCCGAATACATCTCCGAAGGTTAGGCTGTAGCTGAAACCTCCGTTCGTTATCAATTCTGTTGCCAGTGTAGTTAGGTTCATAGTGTTATGATTTAAGGTGTGCAAAGACACCGTTACGATAAAATAGTGAATTGTCAACTGTCAGTGCCTTGGACTCAACGCCTTGGTGCTTGCCGACCTTGTTCCTCTGGGTTACCTCCCACTCAGCGTTGGCCTGCGAGATGCTGCTCAACATGTCGAACGCTACAGTCTCGCCTCGGTCTTCATTGCTTGTTGCTTTTTTGATTGCTTTCTTGTTCTTTGTGTTCTTTGGGTTCATGATGTTTTGGTTTTAATGGTTGTATTGTAATTTACATACTCTAGTAATGCACTCAGGGTCTTTAAGATAATGCGTCAGGTCATTAGATATTTGGTCGGCATTTTCACCCCAAATAACTTCTGAATAATAGCTTCCATCTGTATCATCAGTTATAGTTACAAAGAATTTTCCTGAGTTATTCAGGTCATAAGGATTTCCCTGTCCTGCTGACTTCCAAGTTGATAAGTAATCTTGTGCTGTTTCCATGATGTTTGTTTTAGTTGGTTTTGGTTTATGTTTTAATTATTCAACAAGGTCAAGTGAAATTCCATTACCTCTCACAGTAATGATATAGTCTCTATCTTTTTTATGTGGAAATTCCTGTGCCAATTCGTTATGAACATTCATGCCCATAGACTTGGCAATCTCTAGGTCATTTGATGTAGCTACTGTAGTGGCACTGTAGTCTTTTACTATTTGTACTATATACATGATGTTTGGTTTTAATGGTTAATAATTTCAGACCCTACTGACTGAGTTGAACAGCCTAAGTGTATAAACACTCTCCTCCAATAGGACAATAGGGTTATACAGAACACCTACACTTTCACCAGTATAGGCATCCCGTTTGTTTTAGTTTTCTACTGGAGGCCTCAACCATCCCAGTTCGGACTATCCATTGCTCTAGGTCAACTGTTTCCAGTTCCGCTACTCCGCCAAGAGTAGATTAATAATGGTCTGTCCTGTATCACGTTTGTCTGTGATTGCCTCATGGCTTAACATCGTCTTGTGCATCTAGGCTGGTTATCAAAGTAACTGCCTTTCAAGTTACACTCAGGATGAATATGGTAAAGAACGTTTGCCTCATCGGCCCGACAAAGCACTGAATAATATTTGGATAATCAACACCCCAAACGAAAATAATTTGAAATTAGATGCTAAGTGATTGAAATACAATAGGTTGGAAAGTGAAATAATTTGCCCTGTTTTTTGGATCACGTGTTTTCTGGGATTGGAGATACCTAACTTGCTGAGGTATATGAACGGATGGAAATAGAAGGTGACTCTTGGGTGATTATTGAATCCCGCACGTGACGCGAGAAAGTATTATTCTAAAACAAACATCCAAGACTTTTTTTATCGAATCGTTTTGTGTCCTTACGAAAGCCTTACGAACACTAGGTTTCTTTCTTAAAACTTTTTTCAATACCTGTGTACTAGTGGGTATAGATACTTCTTTAGACACAATGTTATGAGCATCTATTTGAATGTAGTGAAACAGAAAGGAACCTTTATGAACTGGTACGGCTAACTGGTTGACCTGTACCTGTGCAGGTGGTGGAATCAACCTATCTAACATGATGCGCACTGGATTGAAATTGAAATTGATTAGGGATTTGACCCCCACCCCAAACGCATAGGGGGGGTGCTTTTCTCACCGCAACCGCTTTGGTCATTATTATATAGGCTACCCCCATGTACACAACTTATTTCTCAAAAAATAAACGCTCACCCTAGTAGTATTCTAATCAAATATTATATTTGTGCTATGGAAAAGAACCCCACACACGAAAAGGTAAAGGCATACGTTGAGAAGTACTACAAGAGCTTCTACAATGATAATTTAAGGGTAGAGGAGGCTATGAGTGTCTTCTACGTGTATAATCATCCTGATGGAAGTCCTATGGTGTTTAGTAAGAGTATATTAAAGAAGTGATGGACGATAGCGTTATAAAGGATAAGATAGTTGAGTTAAAAGCTAGGTTGACTGGTAACTTGTTTCTTGATGCTGACCTACAGCAGGAGATATATAAGTTGAAGGTGCAGTTGAATCCTGAGATAGTTGAGAGTCCAGAGTTGGATGATGATGAAGATTGTTTATCTTGCGGTAGTTAAGGATGACTTATACTTATAGATGTAAAGACTGTGGTGCTGACTTTGATGTTAAGCATGGCATGAATGAGACTCCCAGGATAGTACACTGTAGTAGTGACTGTAAGAAGGTGGTTATGTCTCCTACTGGAATACATGGGGCTAATTCAGGGAATAGAAAAGGAACTTAAATAATAAAGAAATGGAAGTAGTGGTATTATCAGCGTTGAGTATTCTAGGATTGCATAATGCAGTAGATAGTATAGTAGGGCATATTACAGGGAGGTCTTTACACTCTATAGTAGATAGGTGGTCTTCGGATACACTTAGGCTGGACAAGTGGTTGAAGCCAGTAATCCTTTGTCCACTGTGTATGAGTAGTGTATGGGGGACTATATTTTACTTTACCTTTAGCTTCTTCTACGGTGGAGGAGTGCTTGGTTGGATACCTAGCGTATTTGCCATTGCAGGTGCTGTTACAGTGCTTAATAGGTTTAGGTAATCGGAAACTTAAAATACCAAAAAAGGCTAACGCCTTTAATATCAATAACTTAGAGTAGTATCTGAAAACTATAACCCCCGTAATTCTTAACACCTGAAACTTAAAATGGAGAAAGATCAAGACATAGCATTCAAGGCACTTGTGTTTGCACAGGCATTTATAGACTGCATGGCAGAGCTTGAGGGCAGTAGCCTATATAAACATCAACTAAAGAATCGTGGCAAGTCATTTGTCAATGAGGTAGACAAGCTATTGAACTCTGCCTATGAAGGTCCAGACTTTAACATGGGGCTTGTTGCTATCATAGAGGAATGTCACGATGCGATAGAAGATGTATTGGACACTAAGGTTTTAGGAAAGGAAGATGGAACAGATACACAGGACGATAAAGAAAGCTAGGGCTACCTTCCCTCCAGAGGGGGATACTCATAAGGAGTTCCTAAATACTCTACAGAGAGAGGGGGCTATTAATTGTCGTATGGCGTTCTTTATGAAGCAGCTTATAGAGAATCCTGACCTTGAGTATAAGGTTGATGAGAAAGGAACTTTAAGAATATAGAAATGAGGATAGTATCCATAGATCCTAGTCTTAGGAATACCGCCTTAGTTTACTCAGAACTTACAGATGGGGTGGTTAAGGTTATTGATTCTGTAACCATTGAGACAGAGAAGAGTAAGCAGAAGCAAGTAAGGGCGAGTAGTGACCTTATACAGCGATGTGATGTACTGCACAGGGGTGTTCAGGAATACATTGAGAAGTGGAATCCAGAGATTATCTTTGTAGAGACCCCTAGTGGTAGTCAGAGCGCGAGTGGAATGAAGAACTATGGGGTTAGCTGCTACATGATTTCTACCCTACGACCAAGAGCCATTGAGGTTACTCCTACAGAGGTTAAGAAAGCAACTGTAGGAACTAAGACTGCTAGTAAGCATGAGATGATAGCCTGGGCATTTGAGAAACACCCTGAAGCTCCTTGGACACTTAGGAACGACTTTCCGCTTGCCAAGCAGGAACACATGGCAGATGCGATTGCGATAATATATGCAGGGATGGTTACACCAGCATACTCTTGGCTGATGTCAACGATTAAGTAATTACTTCTTCTTGCGCTTACAAGGCTTCTTCTTAGCCCTGTTCTTTGATCTAGATATTACGCTTAGATTGCTTGGACGATTATCTTTTGGATTATTGTTCTTGTGATGAACGTCTTGAGTTTTACCAACCTTACGCTTCTTCTTCATTTCATTTCTAGCAGCGTTCCTAGATGTACGATTTTCTACCTGTCTCTTTGATTTTTGATACTCCTTATCGTACTTTAGCTTCTTAGCCTTAGCCTTTGGATTTTTGTCGTAGTATTCTTTTGATTTAGAAGCCATATAACAAAGATAAGCGTTATCTTTGAGACATGAGCAATACGAGCGAGGCAACACAGAGGATCATGTATGATCTAGCGTCATCAGACGAGAAAGGTTACAAAGAATACGGGGTAACTATTGATAGAGTGGACTACAAACACGCTGATTGGCTACAAGAAGCCTATGAGGAGTGCTTAGATATGTCTAAGTATCTTAGGAGAGCTTTAGATACCACTGAGGAGTCTGTATCTGTACGTAAAGTATCAGACTTCCTACTTGAAATCAACGCAGCCGTACAAGCAAGTATGGGTAAAGGAACAAGTGTAGAGGAAAAGGCTAGGAATAAAAGACTCTGTGACCTTATAATGGATAAGTGTCAAGAGTTAGACCCTAGAAGATTTTCCCTCAAGGAGCGAAAGTAGATTAATCAACCTCTTCTTGTATGGATTGTCTGGGTCCATAGGCTCATAGGTCTCTGCGAAACCAAGATGGTTGTCTATGAACTCAGGCACATCCATAATCGTAGTGGTATTGTCTAACTTAATAGACACGCTAATTTGACTACAGGCTTTAAGCCTCCTCTCCAGCTCCTTTAGTTGCATTGCTTCTTTCTTCTAACATTATATCAGCGTATCGGTATCGCATAACCGCCTGGTACTTCAATCCAAGCTCTATAGACTTGAGGGTGTCATTGAAATCCACCTCAATACCTAGCTTTTCACAAACAGACCTCATTCCTTCTGGGTCTTTAGGCATTGGAATAGCTGGAGACTCCAAACTCATTGCAATCTCATCTCTTAGTGTTTTCTCATCCATAGTAGAATAGTATTATTTTGTCTTTGTAACCTGATTTTTCTTTAATATACTTAGGCAGTCTACCAACTTCTTTGAAGTTTAATCCTTCTAACAATCCTAACACAATATGATTGGACTCAGAGACATTCACGTATATGTTTAAATACGAGAACTCATTAACAAAAATCTGAGCTAAAGTAAATCCAATCTTCTTTCCTCTAAATTCTGGGTGAATACACATAGCCACCTCCATATTGTGAGCAGAGGAACTGGTCATTCCAAGGTTCCCGATTATAACACCAACAATCTTTGTGTCATGTATCGCAACCATAACCCTAGAGGTCTCGCTAATTACCGCCTTAGAAACTATCCCAACCGTTTCCTCTGGAGCAATCATCATACCCTCAGAATCTTCTGCACAAAGTTTCACTAGAGCTTCTATCTCGTATCCTTCTGTTATCTTTGCGTGTCTAATTAACATGATGCCGAATTTAAAAAAAGATTCTTACATTACAACCATTAAATTAAAAATCAATGAGTAAGGAAAAAAAGAAGCTTAAAAAAGAAGGAGCTGTAAGAAGTGATGAGATTAAAGAAAGACACAGCAAGGCTATTGAGGTAGCTAAAAGAACTTCACCAGACCTTAGTAAACTCCAGAAGGTTAGAATTGATAACAGTACTTGTATTTACGTTGGCCTTGATAAAGATCCGAAAGTGGCTAGGGAAAGGTTCGTTGAAAAAATGAACTCTAGAACTAACGCAATGAGATATAAGAACTATGATACCAAGGATTCATATTAATGTGTATATTTGTGATGATTGTTTTTTAGCATTCATGTTTTGTTTTGGTTTGGCAAGGCTTCTGCATTAGTGGGAGCCTTGTTTTTTTGATATGATACCAAGAAAAAAGAAAGTCTGCAAAGAGTGCGGCAAGACCGACTACATCTTCAGTAAGGGGAGATGCAAGCCCTGCGCTGCCAAAAGCTACAAGAAGCCTGGTCCTTCAAAGAACGTAAAAGCTAAGATTGACCTAGATACCAACTTCTACAAGGAGATATGGGGTGAGAGGTTCCATTACTGCGAGAACTGCCACAAAGACCTAGGAGATAAATGGGAGCGTTATATGTTCTCGCACATACTCAGTAAAGGTTCTAACCCAGCGTTTAGGCATGACAAGGATAACATCAATATCTTGTGCCTAGAGTGTCATCAGATGTGGGAGTTTGGTGACAAGAAGAGTATGAACATCTACCCAGAGAATGAGGAAATCATTCAAATGCTTAGAGAAAAAATACTCAATTAATTAATAATCAGTATATTAGCCGCATGGAAACATCTAATTCCCCTTGGAAAAGGTTGATGATTCACAAGCCTGATACTCACAAAACTGTTGCTTTTAGTGATGGTAGAAAAACCTTTGATGGTTTTATGGGTGTTGATAAGCATGTCTACAGAATTGTAGACGGTATTCCTGTTGAGGAACCGAATGCGGCTTACTGGATTGAGAGACCTTTAAAATACTAGGAATAAGTCTTCAGTCCAGCACTGAGGTTTGTATTCTTTTTCAAACTCACCAAGAACAAACTCCTTGGTGAACCAAAACTCTTCGCCCTTATTATTTCTCTCTGTTTCAGTTTGAAATATCTCAAGGTCTTCCACTGTGTCGTGATTCTTTAGTGAAAATACGGTTCCAGATGGAATTCCTATGAATTTTTTTTGTAATATTGCGTTCATGCATACAAATATAACAGAAGCTTTCTTAGAAGCAATGGATTTTAATTTTGTTAAGTCCATAATACGTTCCAATAAGAATCTAAAAGAACTATGGGGTGGTACTACGCCTTCTAGGGCAGACCTATCTAGGGTTATCACCAACATGGTGAAGCGTGTATGCGAACATAAAGAAGCAGAGGACTGCGTAAATGGTATTGTGGTAAGAAAATACTCAGACCTTATTCGTCTTGACTTCCTTTACCTTTCTTACTCTTTTCATGTGGAAGAATCTTCACAAGATAACCAGGAAGACCTTCAATCAGAGTCTGACCCTTCTGAAGAATCTTCTTCATAGAGTCATTCAGTCCGTAACGGATTACGATCTTCTTTTTCTTTGGATCTATAGATATCTTCATAGCGATATGTATAGCTCATAGGCTCCGAAACCTAGAATCATTAACATTAAAAATATTGTTGCGGCTAAAACGAAGAGGTACACTGTAAGCTTCATCTCTTCAATTATCTTACTTAGGTTCATGTTGTTCATAGGTTATGTGTTATTCGGGCTACCTGCCCATGACTCTTGCTATGGACGAAAAGTTCCACAGCCTTCTTAGCACCAATATAACCATTTCTGTGATGCCAGGAATCAGCAGGACTAGGTGTTCTTAGATACTCAACAGTAACTCCAGTATAGTCTTTACCCGATAGAAACTTATGAGTCTGCTTGTGGTGTATATGATGGCAGTATATATATCTCATAGGACACTTAACCCAAAGCTCTGGAGCCTCTTGCGCCATAATTAATGGGAGGTTGTCAAGTTTTGCTCCGTCACCATGATTGGACCCTATAAGATTAACCCCGTAGGAGGTGTACTTGCGATGAGCTAGACCAACATCAAATGTAATATTCTTACTTAACCTAAAGTATGCCTCTAGCGTTTGTGCCAGCATCCATCCACTCATATAATCGTGATTGCTTGGATTAAAAATTACGTGTACATCAGCTATAGGAACCATCTTCTCTATGGCTCTAACATACATGTGCTTTGCGGCAGTAAAAGCCTGATTCCACATTCCTGAAGTGTCCTGTGGAGTTCCGCTAGTTGTGGTCCTCTTGGTGTTGTCTATGTGAAGGACATCGTTTCCTATGATGAAGAATATCTTATCAATTGGAAATCCAGAAGCCTTTGAAAGCAAACCATCTAGACCCTCATCTACTTGGCTGACTGCCTTCTGTATATCATAGGGTTGACCTGTTTCTTCAAGGGAAGCCAACTTACCTACATGTATATCAGATGGGTCTATAACCAAACAGTGAGGATCATATAATGGTTTTCTTTTAAACGGGGTGAATGTGGGAGAGTACTCTCTAAGCTCCTCAAGTATTGGCTCAAAGGTATCTTCAACCACACTAGAGGTTAACCCCCCACTCTTAGTTACCACAGAGAACCTAAGTTCTCCTGATGCACTCTGCCAATGCTTAACGCTTACTACATCATCTTTATCAATGCCTCTCTCAGCTAGATGAACATCTAAAGCGGTGTTTCCATTAACGCTAACATTCTCTCCCCTATATTCATTGATAATCTCCTGCTCCTCCTTTGATAGTCTAAATCGTTTGTTTCCCATGATACGAATTTACTAAATATAATGACTATCTTTGAAATGTTTCTTCCTTTCTCCTTGGGGGTTTGTCTTCGGACAGCCCCCTTTTTTTATATCATTCTCAAAGTATCTACTGGAATATATACCATAAGCTCTCTATCGTACAGCGAACCTTTTCTTGGATTCTTCATGCCTCCCCAACTACATCTAGAGTTCTTAATATCCGATAACCAAAAATATCCAATTCGGTTATTGTTAAACCTGTAAACTATACAGCAATTACTTTCCTCCTCTAAGGAGTACTTCTGTACGTTGGCTAATTTTCTTAGAGATATTCTTATATCATAAATCTCAGCGAAGTCTTTATTCATTGTCTTAACCTCTGCAAAGCAAACCCTCTTTTCACCTTTATATACAGAAGCATCTACAGGAGACATTGGTTGATGAATCTTGAATGTTACTCCAATTGCTTCACAGAATCTTTTAAGAGTATCTATCTCTCTAGTTCTGTCACTTTTTTTTTCAAATACTTTCTCTTTCATTACTTTAATTTAAGACATAACAACCCTTACTGCCATAATACTATTATAGCTGCTGAAGCAAAGAATTAACGGATTCCTTACTTACGCTTACCCATCCTCTTGACACCTGCCAATGCTTGCTGCGCTACTAGTATTAACTCCGAAGAGTATGGCATGACCATGTTGACGGTTGTAGGTCAGAGCATGGGTTTGTCGTAGCCGCTTGAGGCGATAAACTCTTACTTACTTTGAGATTGTTCTTACCGTCTATCCGATCAGGTAACGTGGGTCTAAGACTTTAAAAACACCCACTATTTTCAGCAAAGTTATTATAAAATTGTATTAAGCAAAACAAAAGATTAAAATACTTAACTTTGTAAGACTATGTGAACCTGAAAAGTGAGGATGAGTGCATTTAATATTAAAACCCTGTTGGGTGTTGGGATACCTTACGTTGTATTCTTTTTTACTCCAATTGCGTGGAGCATTATTGGAATTGGAGTTTTGTTGTGTGCTGACCTTTTCACAGGTATAAGGGCAGCTAAAGCTAGAGGTGAGGAGGTTAGGTCAAGGCCAATGGGTAGAACTGTAGGCAAGATGCTATACTACGGTTTAGCAATCATCATTAGTAGAGTAATGGAGTTAGCGTTTATACCTTGGCTACCAGTTTCACAACTAACAGCAGGTTACATAGCTATTGTTGAGTTCAAGTCAAACATGGAGAATATTGGTGAACTTACAGGTACAGATATTTGGACTCGTATAAAAGAGGTAATTGAAAGTTCTCTTGGAAGAAAACAATAAATGTCAAAAAAGAAGGGTCCAGAGATAATAATCAACGGAAAACCTAAAAAGCCAAAATTTGTTTGGGAGGGAAAGCCCAAAATGACCAAAGCTGAAGAAGCTAAGTGGTGGCTAAAGGAACAAGAAAGATGGATTGAAGGCTACAAGGGGCTTAAAGGTCTACACTACTTCTACCTAACCCAAATAAAGATTAAGACACCTAGAGGTCAGCTAATCCATCCTTGGTGGAGAGATGTTGACGAATGGGTAATTGATGAGTACTACGAAGCTACTAGGCTTGGGCAAGACCTTTGTATCTACAAGCGTAGAGGTATAGGTTTGTCTGTGTTGTTTGCTCCAGGCGTTAGTATATGGAAGGCCATGACTGAGCCAGGGTCAACGTCATTACTCACTTCAAACAACAAAAGCAAGACAGAGAAGCTATTCAACGAGAAGGTTGCGGTAGCTTACGAGAACCTTGACGAGTGGATTAGACCAGAGAAGAAGTCACAAAGACTTACTGGTTATCTTACTGTTGACATCAAGGACGAGACAGGAATGCCTACTGGTAATCTATCTAACGTGCTTGCTAGACAGACAAGTGATAACAGAAAAGATGCAGCAAACTTTGAATCTGAACGTGCTACTCACGCTTTTATTGATGAGCTGTTCCTGCATGATTATGCTTCTGAAGTAAGACAGTCTATTCAGTCTTGTTTGATGGATGACTTTGAGAAGATTGCTCCAGTAGTATTTGGAGGTTCGGCAGGTATTGTGTCTGAATCAGGTATCAAGGAGGCAGAGATGATGTGGAAAGAGGCTGAGTCTCTAAACGTCCGAACAGTCTTTATACCTGGTACTATGGGTATTAGTCGTGCGCCTGAGTATGACGATAAAGGTCAGATGACTGGAAGGTTCTACAACTTCTGTCCTAATGGTCACTCAGACAAGGAGGGTGCTGCTGAATGGATAAAGAAGAGAAGGGAGCATCTTGACAAGTCAGATGACAAGCGAGACTACGTTGGTTTTGTAAAGTCTTATCCTGTTGAGATAGATGACATCTTTGAAATGAATAATGTTGGGATAATCCCAGAGGACATTCTACCAAAGATAAATGCACAGAAGAAGAGGATAGTTGCAGAACCAAGACCCGTAAACACTTACGACCTTGTAGATAATGGCGATAGGGTTATTGCGGTTGCCAACAGCAAGGGAATGTTCACGATACTTGAACACCCTGTTCCTGGTGAAACGTACAGGGCAGGTACTGACCCTATTCCAATGGTTGATACTTCCGACATAGATACCAAGAAGGCATTACAGTCAGGTAAACGGTCTGTTCATTCAACGATAGTCAAACGTCCAACTACACAAGAATACGTTGCGTACTATCAGCGGAGAACCAATGACCCTATTACCATCTATCAGGAGACAATGTTATTGCAGAGGTACTACAATGACTGTCAGAATCTTGTAGAGAGGAATGAGGGTAGGGTGCTTATGGATCAGTATAGGGCTTTTGGTACTTGGGCTTACTTAGCTAACCAGCCTATAATAATGGGGTCTAAGTCATTTGACAGAAAGGCTGTAAAGGGATTCCATAAGGATAGATGGAATAGAGATACTATCTATAACTTCTTCTTTGAGTATCTTAGGAACCATTGTGATAAGATATGGCTACTTGATATTATTAATCAATTGCCTGATTTTCACATCAACAACACTGACCTTTTGGACGCTTTGGTGTCTTGTGAACTCTTTGATAGGGACCAAATAAAAAAGAGTGAGAAGAGGTTTGCTAAACCAAAATTCAAGGAGGTTAGCTACGTAACAACTGACGAAAAAGGAAGAAGGGTGACTAAGTGGCAAAAAATCCCGATATTTGAGGGAGGGGAACTCCCTGGGGATCAGAAAGGTATAGGAACACTATGGCAGACAAGAACTCACCAAGAAGGGCAGGATCAGTAGTGCAATGGAGGGGAAAGAATGGACAGACGAGTACGGGGTATTACCTAGGAATGGGTTACGATGGGGATTTGAATACAGGGGTAAGGACGTATGCGATAATAGTAAAAGACATAGATGGTCGGGTATTACAGCTACCCTACTCAATAATACAATTTGTGAAAGATGATACTGGACAACAGCCATAGTATAGAAATAGTCTACGACAAGCCCGACAGTTATTTTGACAAGAAGGAAATTGAAAAGAAGTACGGCAGCTTAGAAAACTGGTATGCTCAGAATGTTCGGTTCATAGCCGCACATTACAACATAGCATCAAACACAGACGAAACCAATAGAGAGGGTAGAGAGGGTGTTAAGCGTTGGGCTGAGACAACTGTTGTAGATCAGATCATCAATAACTACCGATACTTCATGGGTACGCAAGAGAACTTCAACTTTGCGTATCTAACTGAGGATGAGAAGGGAGGAGAACTCCCAGCACCATACGTTAAGGGCGAACAGGTATATGAGATGCTTGAGTATATGCGTGGTGGGATTCGGAAGATTATCAACTCCACAAAGATATCTGTAGAGAGCTTAGACCCATCTAAGGTATCCAAGAAGCTAGAGCAGGTTCAGCTAATTAAAATGAAAAAGGAATTAGCTGAGTTCTTTAATAATTCTCTTGAGCAGTTTGGAATGGGCTTCTTCCCAGAAGGTATTGGAAACAATATTGATATGGATGAGGCTATGGAGAAGGTTATGAAGTCTCCTATTGATGAAATGGAGGAGTATGGTCTTGACTTGATTAACGATATAGTTAACAGGAATAGATTAAAGGATACTATGATGAAGGCGTTTACGGACGCTGCTATAGGACGCTACTGTGGGGTATATGTAGATGAGGTTAACGGAAGACCTTACACAGAAGTAATACCTCCATATAATCTAATCCTAGATATGTCTAACGACTCAGACTACAATGAAAAGGCTGAGTTTGTTGGATGGGTTAACTTTATGTCTCCTGAAGAGATATACTATCGTTACGACCTTACCGATGAGGAAAGAGCCTTGGTTAAGGATATGTCTATTACAGAGCCTGGTATGGGCTTTGAATTACTTAACCACTACAACGGCTCTAGTGGTTCTGATGTAGGGTTTAATTGGTGGGGAGGTCCTGACGGGAAGAACTACCGACAGGTTGCTGTGATAACTGGATTCTGGATTACTGAAGTTCCAGAGAAAGTTAAAATGAAGAAGGGTAAGTATGGGAAGGAGGTAACTCCTATTCATGGCAATGATTCTGAGAGAAGTTCTTACTTGAGAATTGATAGAGCAACTATTATTGGAAATGCTATTATTACAGACTACGGTATAGACTACAATGTTGTTTATGACTCATTAGAGCCTAGTAGACCTATGTTGCCTATACGTGCATTCATTCCTAATATGATGATGGGCATGAATCGTTCTGTTGTTGATAGGATGAAGAAGTTACAGGATGATGTTGATGCTTATGAATACAAGATTCGTCAGAACATCGGAAAAGACCTTGGTAAGGTGTACTTGATAAACGGACACAAGCTAGGTGATGGGGATACTGTACGTGAACTTGTAGCCAACTTGAAGAAGTATGGTATGCACGTTACGGACGGTTCAGATGGGGAAGACCCTAACGTGCTTGATGGACAGAGAATGGTTGAGACTGTTGATATGACACTTGACCAGAACGTGATTAGGTACACGCAGTTGATTCAAGAGAAGGAGAGGATGATGAAAGAAATCATCAACGCCTCTAAAGTATCTATGGGTCAACTAACAAGCTATGTAGGTTACGGTTCACAACAACAATCTATTAGTCAGAATCAATTAGGTATGGCAACATACTATGATGGGTTTATGACTTATTACACATACCTACTTCAGTACATCCTTAATAAGTCTAAGATTATGCTTATGGATACTGAAGGGAAAGAGGCTGCTGAGGTAATGCTTTCTAAGGATGCTATAAAGTTCTTCAAGAATACCACAGAGTTTCAGTTGGAGGATATGATGGTTAAGGTTGATGTTGAGGATGTTATTGATGAGCAAGCAAGACAAAGACTGCTTACGGTTGCTCAGGCTATGGCTCAGAACGCAGAACAAACTGGATTTGATTGGGATGACTACATTGAACTTGAGACTGCACGTACTTACACTGAGTTGAAGGATAAGATGACCATGAAGATTAAGAAGCGTAAGTTCCAGCAGAAGCAACAGCAGCAAATGATGATGATGCAGCAACAAGCTGAGGCTGAGAGACAAAGACAATTTTCTATGGATCAGCAGATGGTTGCAGAGAACGGTAGAAATGCTAGGGAGCAAGCTTCTTTGCAGCAGAAATCAATGCAGCCAGTTGTTCAGGAAGAAGCAAGAGTTGCAGGTGATCGGCAAAGAGAGCAGCAACAACCACCAGCATAAAGTGTATAGTGTTGTAAATCAATAGATTAATTAATATATTTGTATAATGGAAGAAAATGAGAAAGAACAGGAGTTTGTTGACAACAACGAGCAGACTGAAGAAACAGATGGTTCTTTGAATTATGAAGTTGAAGTATCTCTTGAGGAAACTGAAGAAAAAGAGATTCTTGAAAAGCTAATGGCTGACAATCCTGGCAAGGAGGAGTCTGACCTTACTGAGGATATTGAAAAACTCAAAGAGGAGACACTTACCGCCAAGAGGGAACAAGCTATTGAAGACATCAAGAAGATTGATGAGGTTAAGGCTCGTGAGGGAAACTCTGATATGTCTGATGAGGATGCTTGGGAAATTGCTCTCAAAGAAGAAGAGGAGTCCACTGATAAAAGTCAGAAAGAAGATATTCTAAAAGACCCTTTCTCTTTTGATAATGATACCAAGCAGCCAGAAAAGACCGTAGACCAGAAGCTTGAAGAAATGCAAGTTAAGGTTCAACAAGCTGAAGGAATCCTTTCTGACCCCATGATAGATGGGTACATTAAGTTTAAGCAATCTGGTAACGGAAGTTTTAGAGACTACCTAAAGTCTTTTGAGGTTGACAAGGATTACGATTCTATGCCAGCCAAGAAGATTTACGAGATGGGAATCAAAAGGCTTAATTTATCAGAAGAAGACCTTGAGTTTGAGATGGACGCATTTGATGACCTATCGCCAGTTGAAAAGGCACTAAAGGTAAGGTCATTTAAAAGTGAGTTCAAGGCAGAGCAAGATGAGCGACTGAAGGGAATCACGTTTGGAGATCCAGAGAAACAAAGAAAGGCTCAAGAGTTACAACAACAGAACAATAAGAATTTTGTGGGACTTACACAATCCATGAAAGGTAAGAGTTATTACGGTTTAGATGTTACCGAAGAGATGACCAAAGCCATTCATGATCACGTAATCTCAGGAAAAGTAGGCTTCGTCAATGCAGATGGTACTGTGAATGTCAATAAGCTGTTTGATTTTGCTGCGTGGGATCTTTACAAGAAGGATGTCCTTCAAGGAAAGGTTTCTCAAGGTAGGGTTAAAGGTCAACGACAGGAGTTTATCAAGCGTTCAGCCCCGAAAAGAACAGGTGTAAATACCTCAAGATCGGCAGGAAGAACGAGTGATTACAGCGCATACCAGAAGGCTAAAGAAGAAGTAACAGGTAGAAGGGGAGTGAACAAAGGAAATATTACACTCTAATAATTTTTAATTTAACACATTTAAAATGGCACAAAATAGTCCATTAAACGTGGCAGATAACTTGACTATTCGGTCATTGTCTGACCGCAACGATTTCCGAAATGTGTATGATCTTTCAGGAGGTTATAACAAGTTCGGAATGATTGTAAACGTGCTTAACATGCCTTTCGGTGGTGGTAAGCAGTTTGATACAGACAGATACGAGAAATCAGTAATGGGGCGTGGTCACGTTATTGCTCAAATTTCTGCACAAGCCGCACCAATCGGAACCACTATGGTTCTTACGCTTGCTCCTCAAGGAACTCCTCCTGCTCCAGTTGACTCTTTCAGAGTTGGTGACGTTGTAGTTGCTGCTGACCATAGTGTATCTGGTAAGGTTATCGCAACTGTACCTGGATCAATTACTATTGAGGCTACTGAGTCTACAATTGCTGCTATGCAAGCTGCCTTTGCAGTTAATGCATACGTTAAGGTTCTTGGTGATAGTTCTCCAAACTTCTACTCTGACGGAAAATCTCCTCTTTATGAGTTCCCAGAGTTGATTCACAACTTCTCCGCTATTAAGCGTGATACTTACTTGGCTTCTCGTAGAGAGAACATCAAGTCTCGTATCTACTAC